TGTTTAATCATTCTTTGACCCCCAACTACGTCATATGGATATTCCGGTGGTAGATATAACTTGAATACTCTTGCTAATAATTTGAATTCAGATTTTAACGAAGAGTAAATTCTTTTATGTATAGCTGACATTGTTCTTGATCCTCTTTCAAGAAGAGCAACTGTTGTACCAACAGCAGCTTGTTGATTGCCATCACCAACTTGTAAATCTGCAATCGCTGCAAATCTTTGGCCAGCTTGAACTACTATACCCATTAAGTTTAATAAAGTTGCAGATGGTTCTTTGAATGGCAACATCATGAAAGAATCTTTTAAGTTACCACCTGGTGCATCTACATCTCTAAACTCACCTGGTTGTATAGATTGCGCGTCATCTCTAATTCTAATGCCACGCATTTTAAATCCTGCGGGTAGGTTGGAGAGCGTACCCGCATCCAATAATTGACGAAGAGCTGCTGTTGCAGTTCTAGACAGACCACCAATCATATGGATGAGACCGAAGCCATAAAATCCTAGTCCGGGTAAAAATTTAAAATGGACAAAATATTGGATCTTATCTTTTTTCGGATCTCCAATTTCGTAATTTCTTCTAATAGATAAAACTTGTCTTGTAGCTAATTCTACAGTCACTATGTATGGAATCTTTATTCCAGATGGTTCGCCAGTTTCATCTGTTTGTTCAAAACCTTCTAAATCTAAATTTACATGACACTCTAACAAAGTGTAAATATCATCATCTTTTGATTTTCTTTGACCTTCTAATTCTCTTTCTTTTTTCTCTAGTTCATCTTCTTCATAGCCAGGTGTTCCTAATTCTATATCTCTGTAGAAACCTGCTACTTGTTGTTTTCTTAAATCGTTCTTAGAAACTTTTACCCTGTGAATGATTGCCTCCGCATCTTCTAATGAGGTAGCTGAATACGGAACAATCAAATCATCCGCAGGTACAAACTTTGACACTGCTCTTCCTTCAAGTTCATCGTAATAAACTTTTTTAAACGCTGAACCTGCAAGAGGTAAGTAGAAGAGCATTTGATCAAAGTCCGGCTCATAGTCTTTCATGTTTTCCATGAGCTCGTAATTCATGTAATCTTTAACACGTTCTGCTTGTTTTGTTTTTTCTGGATTAGGTGCACCAACTACTTGTGTTCTGACTGGTCCATTAGCTGGGAGTAACTCTTTATAAGCGAGAGCCTGAAACTGTGTAACAGCTTCAGCCAAAACCGGGTGAGTCGCCCCCGAGGCACCTTGAAACGGTTCCGTTCGCATGTCATATTTGAATCCTAATAAATCTAAACCTTTTGAATAACTTTGTGCCCAGTCTTTTCTAGAAGCATTATAGTCTTGATACTTTTGTGTAAGATCAGATCCTAGTTCTCCTAGTACTTCGTCTGGTAAAAATTCTGCTAAGTTTGCATAGTGTTCGTCTCCACCTTCTGGTGATGCAGCCGCCGGATCAAAGTCTACTTCTACTGATCCATCTTCTTGTTCTTCTATTTCAACCGGGCCTTTTGATGTTTGCACTTCTTCAGCTGCTTGCACAACTTCTTCTGTGATCTCTTCTTCACCCGGAATTGTAACGCTGCCCCTTGGACCTTGAGTCAGGGACTTGTCTATTTTGTCTGCCATTTAGTTTCTCCAATTTGACCACCTTAACAGTATTGTAATCTATTTTCAAGCCTTGTGGTGTTGGCCCAGACTTGGGTGGTAATAGGTTAGTTTTAGGATATTTAGTCAGGTTCAACCTCTTTTTTAATTTGTTCTATAATATCGTCTTCCATTCCATCATCAAATCCATCCACAGTTCCGTCTCGATCAAAAGTAGCTGTGCCTTCATCATAATAGTCAGGTTCTATTCCATCCTCTGTTGTACGAGAAGGTTGATATTCCATAACAGATTTATTTTCTATGGTGTCAAAACTTACGTTTTCATCTGCATAACCACCTATTTTATCTTTTTCAATTCTTTGAAGTCCAGTAACAGAATCTTCTGTTAATGTATATTCAGATCCATCCATACCCGTGTAATTAGTTTCTGTCATTCTTTCACCAGGTTTAATTTTAGATTCTGTTCCTAGTAATTTAATTTTATTAACTAAATCAAAAAAATATTTTGGCGCTTCACTAACAGTTTCTGCAGCTTTTTCTGCTACGGGTGCTGCCATCTCTCCAACTCTAAAAAATCTACCAACTAAAGGTAAGCTAGCGAGTCCTCCCATAATTTTTAAAAACTTTCTTTTACTAGGATCATCTGGTCCGTCCGCATATCCTACACGACCTCCATCTGCTAACATGCCTCCCTCATCCATTAAAGGAGCAACCTCACCTTCCAAATATTGTTGTTTTTGAAAAGGTGTGAGTGAATCTATGTATTGTTTTTCTTTTATACCTGCTTGTATAAAATCTTTGGCTAAACCTATACCGGTTATACCAGCACCTATTGGTGTTGATACTCTAGCAGCTTTTGCCATTAAAGGACCTAATTTTTTAAAAGCTTCAGGGAATAAAAGATCAACTCCAACCATGGGTTGAGTAACCGCATCTATAAAACTTTTACCTTCGTCCATTCCTCTTTTAGTAGTATCCGCTGCAAGTCCCACAGCGACAGGTAAAGAGCCTATAGTTTTTAAACCAAACTTACCTACATCTTTTAAAAGATCTGTGCTTATCATACCGGCTTCACTAGGTAATCTTAATTCCATATCTTTTATCTGTTCAATTGGACTTCTTTTAGATACCTTTTCTGCTTTCTCAGTAAATGTTTCTACAGGTTTATTTTTTACTTCACTTAAAAAATAATCTTTGTCTTTATAAACGTCCTCTATATTTTTTATAGATTCTTTTGAAAAATTTTTATAATCTGATTTGTTAAACTTTACACCCTTATTTATTTTGGGAGATTTAATTTTATACTCATTAGAAAATTTTAAAGAATCTTTATTAAAATTTTTAATAGCCTCATCTAAAGACATCTTTTTCTTTTTATAAACAACTGATTCTTTACCCTCATCTATTGCAGTTAATAATTTTGACAAAGGTAAATCTATTATATTTTTTTTAGCTTGATTAGCTTCAGGGGATATAAGTTGAAATGCTTCTGCGTAACCAGGTGCTTTTCTAGAAACACCAGAGAGTCCAAAGATTTCATCTAGTTCAAAACCTTTTTTAGTCAAGTTACGTCTTTGAGTTTTAAAAGTTCCTGAAGGCACACCTAACAAATTATCTATAGAATCAAAAACAAGATTTCTTTTAACCCCTGAAGAAAACTTAAACTCACCTGTATCAATTCTATCTACAATGTCATTAATAGTTTCTTGATCAGGTAATTTCATACCCTTTGGTTTATATCCTCCTTCTAAAGCTCTTAAATATTTTCTAATATCATTGTCTACTTGATTTATAAGTTCTGCTTTTCCTGCAGCATCAGCTTTATCAAAGGTATCTCCATATATTCTTCTAGTTAACTCAGGGCCTCTTTCTACATCTGGATCAAATTTAAATTCTTCATTAAGAGCTTTTATAATTTCGTCAGATTGTTTATATTTTTCTTTAGATAATTTTTTTCCAAGCTGTCTTGTTATTTCTGCTCTTTCCTCTTTACCTAATTTATCTAGTAAGCCTCCCTTATAAGGAGCTCCCTGCCCCGACCCTTGTTTTACTCCTAAAGCCTTAGTAATTATAGAGTCTGCAGTTCCTTTTCCCTCTGGTAAATTTAATTCTTTTTTAATTATTGGACGTGAAACATACTCACCTTTTTTTAATTTATCTAAAACAAAATCTTTAACTCTTTTTTTAAGAACGTTGGCATCAGCTAAAGTCATTTGAATACCTTGTTCTTTTTTTAATCTTCTAACTGCTTCATTAAATTTTTTAATTGTTTCTTTTGTAACATTATTAAATACAGATCTTTTACCCGGGCCTTCTTTAGGAGTATATTCAATACCTGCTTCTTTAAGAGCTTGTCTTACAATTTTAGGAACAATTTCATCTTTTTGACTTGGACTTAATTGTCTTCTTAAATTTTCTGGTGTAGTTGCTGATTGCAGTTTACCAAATTCTATAGCAGTTAAACCATCAGCAAATTTTTGCCTTGGTAACTCTATGGCCTCTCCCTGATTCTCTTCCAAAAACTTTTGATAAAAATCTTTTCTCTCTTTCACAAACTCAAATACATCTTCTTGGCTCATGACGCCTGACTCATCAGCCTTTTTAGACAGATCGTTCATTAGATCTACCATCTCCATTTTATCAAAGCCTCCAATAAAACCTTTGATGTAAAGATCTAATTTATTTTTTATTTGAGATTCTGTTAATGGTTTGGGTTTAGGAACAATGGCTTCACCACCATTTTGAAAAGCTTGTCGCTTCATGTAAGCGAGAGCCTGTTTGTATTTACCAAGCTCCACGATTAAACTCCTAGTATGCCAGCTAGTCCACCACTTTGATTTGGTTTTCTGTCAGTAGGATCAAAGTCTACTATTTCTTTTACTTCTTCTGCTTCATCTACGTTTAATCCTGCTTTTGGTTCTATATCAAACATTTTGTTTCTTTGTAAAACTTGTGTTAGTTCATCAAAGTTTTGTGACATCATCATTTCTTCAGATATGTTATCTAACATCTCTAATGCGTCATCACCAAATATCATTCTAAATTTATCTATGGGATCTCCTTTGTCTACGCTAATACCTTTTGAGGATAGAATCTCTCTCGCACCTGTTCTAACAATACCTTCTTGTCTTCTATTTGGAAAACCTAGTGCTGTTCTTTCTTCATCTGTTTTTAAAAATGTTTCTGCTCTATCTTCCGGTTCTACAAGAGATCCTATACCTTCATCTTTAGGAGTAACATTTTTAACATCTACTTTATCAAACTTTTTTAACAAGTCTTCTTTTATCGGATTTCCAAAAACATCATCGTCTGGTCCTAATACTTCGTCTAAATATTTTTTATATTCTTGTCTAGTAGCGAACTCTTCAGGGCCTTTTTTAGGAAGACCTGTTTGTCCCTCACCTTTTACAATTTTCTCTAGATCACCCATTGGGTCATCTTCTGTTAAATTAAATTCGTCTGTGATTTTTTCTTTTGTTTTAATATCTACAACTTCACCAGGTTGCTTGGTTCCTGATCCAGGGCTCTTGAACCTATCGTATACATCATCTATTTGTTTTCTAAGAAGATCAGTTATTTCACCAAACTCTCTTCTACCAAATTCTAAGATGTCTTCTTTTTTAACACCTAGTTTTGCTAGTCTTCTGACTGCCTGTAAAAATCTTATCATTGGTCCCATTAATAATACGTCCTTTGTTTGGGTTCTACAGGGTCCTCTTTGTAATCTTCAGGATGCTCTATCAAACCACCTTGTCTAAATCTCATAACAGCTTGAGTCATAGAGTCTACTAAGTCATCGTGATCACCATAAGGAAAAGCTGCGCATTCCTCAATGACCTCCTGTGCATACTCCATTTCTTTGGGCGCCCATATTCTCCCCGACTCAAACAGCGGAGAAACTGCGTTTACTCTAGTGTGCTTATCGTTGCCTCGACTAGGTGTAAAATTTATAACAGGAATTCCCATTTTACGCAACTCATATGTTAGAGGTAGACCAGATGCCTTACTTTCAACAATAACTGTTTCAGGGTTCCAGTAGCCATATTGTTCGAGTGCAATACGTCTTAACTCAGGAAACTCGTATCTACCTTTGATGGCATCTACTAAATTC